AATATACTTCTGGTTGAAGAGCGAAACTATACATAGCAAAATCTGATTTCAGATAATTGTAAGATACGCTGTAGTTATATGGCGAATTTACATGATGTTTAAAAGCTTGTTCATATACAAGAAAGTCGTTATCTCTATCAAAAACAATTGTATTATTAAATTGAAGTTTTATATTTGAAATTGTATTGTAGCGGTGTGGATGATTATCACGAACCGCCTCTTCTGATTGCGAAACAAAGAAAAGTTCCCTCACTGGATGTGAAAAGTTGAGCATGACAGACTTTGTATTTTCACCCGCATTCATCACAAACTTTGACATTTGAACTTGTGTGATTACATAATCAAGTGGTCTAGACATCATAAAGTTTCTTTCATTGTCTGTGAGAAATACAAATTCATTATCAAGTGAAAACTTTTTAATGTTAGCGGTAACACCCGCAGAAGCACCACCGTTTATCAATTCAGGGAGTGATCTCAATTTTATCTTCACCTCAACCAATTGTTTCGTGAGAGCACATGTTGGTATAGCTAAACTTGGATTTCGGTAAAAGTAGAATGGTAAATCCATAAAGTAAGTATATTCGGTGCCAGCTGCGTATGTTAAAACATTACTGTGTCCATTCAAGAAGTACAGCGTTTGATTGATGTCATCGTCTGTGTTATGGAGTTGTTGATGCATGTAAATGTACTCACCTGTGATTTTCTCAACAGTTTGACCACCTATGAGAAGCTCGGCACTCTCCACCAAGTGTGAGATGATGGATGGAGACCAGTTATCACCGTTTGGGACTGGATCATCCAGGGTAACTTTAATAGTCATATTACTCACAAGATCCCCTTTATCGTTGGGTACACGAGAGATGATTGTCTTTCCAAAGTCAATGTCTCCATCAAACTGACTTTCAACATAATCTATCGCAAACTTTGTATGTCTTCTAAAATTCATCAGGAAATATGAAAATTGTGGATCTCCTGTGAGCCATTGGTCTTGGACTCCAGTGGCTGCAAGTCTTAAACGACCAGACATTCCTACTCTATGTGAGTAAAATTTTACTAAATAAAACGGGACACTACTGTAGAATGAATCTTCAATTGAGGAAATTCAAACCTGAGACGATATCGGACGACAGGGTGTGTGTTTTTATAGGTAAACGAAACACAGGTAAATCAACCCTCGTCAAGGATATTATGTACCATAAGAAACATCTTCCAGCTGGTATAGTTCTCTCAGGAACAGAGGAGGGGAATCATTTCTATTCAGAATTTATTCCAGATCTCTTTGTGTATGGCGATTACGATAGAGATGCGATAGAGAGAGTCATGGCGAGACAGAGGAAGTTGGTGGGTGACGGTAAACAAAATTGCGGAGCCTTCATGCTTCTTGACGATTGTATGTATGATAACAAGTTCCTCAAGGATACATGCATCAGGCAGTGCTTAATGAACGGAAGACACTGGAAGATCTTCTTCATGCTCACTATGCAATATTGTATGGATCTCCCACCAGCTCTCAGAGCTAATGTTGATTATGTGTTTCTTCTTAGGGAAAATATACTTCAAAATAGGGAGAAACTCTATAAATCCTTTTTTGGTATCTTTCCAAGCTTTGACATGTTTAACAAGGTCATGGACGCTTGTACAGAAAACTATGAATGTCTCGTGTTAGATAATACAGTAAAATCAAACAGGATACAAGATTGTGTGTTTTGGTACAAGGCATCTATACGCAAAAACTTCCGAGTTGGAAGTCCAGACTTGTGGAGACTTCATAATAAGATGTATAATCCCAAACATATGCAGCAGCGGGAGGATGATGCGAAGAAGGCGACTAAGAAGACTTCTCTAAAGATTACAAAGACGAAATAACAAATAGATATTCTGTAACTTTAGTAGAACGATTCTTTAGATTACGACTACCTTTGTAGCAAGTATAATCAATCTCAATTTTTTCATATTTGTAGGGCCTAAGGATTTCCTCCCATTCATCGGGTTTGATGAAACCTTCATTGTTATATGACACCAAGGTATGTTTAGCTTTCTCAGTAGCCAACTCTAAGGTACGTTCCATAGCTTCTCTAATTTTGTTTTTATAATTGTACTGACTCTTATTCCAATCCCCAGGGATACCTGATACTTTTGAAAGTGTATGAGGTCTCTCATTGGTACAAATGAGATTTAACATGAAATAGTTTGACCCATATGGGTGTTGATTATAGGGTGGATCCAGGTAGATAAGATCAACTTTTGGGAGATCCCTCAGAAAATCACACGCATCTTGGCGATAAACTTCAACATCCCTATGTGGTTCAAGCCACACAGGACAATCAACTTCAATCCTCTTTGTAATTCTATCTTGCGCGTGTCCACCTTTACCACCCCAACCACCTTTGTGGAAACCTTTAAAAACACCAGATGTATTTGTGTGAATACTCGCCCTTACTATGAGAGGTCCTAAACAGTACGGTTTAAGATTCTCGGGGACACACCTCTCAATATAGTCCAACATACCATCAATTCTTCTTCCATTTTTCGGAGTATAAAATTGTCTTTCATTTGAAGCGTAGAGTTCCGTAATAAACCCAACTTTATCTGGACACATGTTCATATTCTCAATATGTTTACAAACATCATCTTGATCGGCCCAAGAAGGTGTCTTCAAGAAACATTTTGAAAGAACTTCACAATATTGTTCAAGATCGTTTACATACATTTTTTCAGAATGACCCAGCAACATTCGTGAAACTACTCCAGAACCAGAGAACGCATCGGCGCATGTTGACGGTCGGAGTTTCTCCACGACATCTTGGATTTTATCAACAAGTTTCCTCTTGTTTCCAATATATGTTATCATTGGCTGTTGAATAAAGTCTGTCATTCTTAGAATTTAATGAAACGATTTCTCTAATACAGGCTGCGTCACTCACTACTCTCAAAAACATGTGAATATACTAAATGTCCACGGATATTAATACTCTCAATTTGTCTGATAATGGAGATGGAATGGTATCTTTGAATGATAACCCCACTACAACTTTCGTGAATCGTGAGCCCGTGTTTTCACAACCCGAAAAAAATGTGAGTCAAAGTAAACAGACGATGGACTCTACGCCAATCAATGACATTATGATGGAGCCACCAATGATGATGGAAGAGCCCAGGATGCAAGGAATGATGCCACAAATGACTGCCCCACAACCCCAGGGTAGTTATGCGATGCCACAACAAGAAGCGAAGCCAGAAAGCAAGAACCCATTCAACCTCACGGACGATCAAATGATTGCTCTCGTTGCGGGTGCTGCGGCTGCTCTCGCGGTGTCTAAGCCAGTTCAAGACAAGCTCGTGACTTCAGTCCCCAAGTTTCTTAACGAACAAGGGAGCCGAAGCATGATTGGCTTGGCTTCAACAGGTTTGGTTGCGGCGCTTGCATTCTATGTGGCGAAGGACTACATCGTGAAGCCCTGATTACTTGATTCCCAACCCATATTAGAATAGATTGAATTATCAATACCTGTATAATAGGTGATTAAAGCTCCTGCTGCAAATGCCGTCATGAGCAAGGCACTCAACTTAAGTGTCTTGCCCCTGTCACTTCCATATTTTTCAACCGCCTCTCGTGTATCTGTTGAAAATGTATTGATCGCGAATGTAATAATTAAGGCGATAATACTCGTAGATACGAAAAAGAGACGATCCACGGCAAGTCGTGGAATACTTCCAACAATGAGACGAAGCACATTTGGCACCACTACAGTCAACCACACGAGGTTAAGATTGTAGTTTTCGCTCATGTGTGGAACGAGTGTCGTACCATACACAGCGAGCCAATAGGCAATGACCATAATCAAAACAGTTAATGGTGTTTTCATTTAATATGGACGAAGAAGATTATTTATCCTGAATGTGCTGTCCACAAAACTTAGTTCTCTCTGGAATCTTGTCATATATACCTAATTCTACGCACATATCACGGAGTTCAATATAATTACTCCAAAATGCATCCGAATGTGAATATTCTTCAACGGTACAATGGGCTAACTCATGGATGAGAACATGGAAGATTTCATTGGGTGTTCCATCAAGACATATCGCAATTTCTTGACCCTTGTTTGTGTTATAACCCACAGCGCCATTCATAGAAATGTAACCTGTTATGGGTATACAGTGTGACAACATGCGAAACTTCTCATGACCATTGGAAGTTAGGTGTTCACGAAGAACGCGATATTTTTCCTTCACCTCGGTGAGTTGTTGAGGTTCCTTGGTCTGAGAAAGTATCAACAAGTTGATGAGAATTAGTATAATGAATGTGATCATCTCTTATATACAAAGATAAATTTACTATAGAGTTCTGAGATTGGGTTGCCCGTGAGACCTTCCCAAAGTTCTAGTCTAAATCCTATCGCTTCCAAGTGTGTGATGAGAAGGTCTTTGTAGGCTATAGGTTCAGACCTAGGTCCATCTGCGTAGAAGGGGGTGTCCACTAAGTTTACAAATAGTTTTTCGCCGTAGCCACCATTACCGTGGGTCTTCATGAGAAAGAAGTTTCCCATATCATCTTTGAGGGGCACTCTAAATGTCACTTTCTCTGAATCTGGTATAATACCCACAAGTCTCCCACCAGGTTTCATTCTCTTTTTGATTTCACGAATTGAACTAAAGAATTTGTCTCGTGACGCAAAAATATAATGAAGTGAAAAGTTGTAACACACAATGTCATACTTCCTATTCGGACAGTCGTGTATGTCTCCCTCATAGAAGTTTACCCGCATGTGCATATTCTTTGCACGAGACTTAGCCTCCACAAGGGCTGCTGGCTCTGGATCACACATACTCATATTTGCACCACACTTGTGCCACTTCTGAAGGTCACCACCAAAACCACAACCAACATCCAAAATCTGATTACCTTCTTGGGTCACAGACTGTATGAGTTCCCTTTTGGCATTATTATGGTTTTTGCGGATCTCTTCCATCTTATGAATATTTTGAGTCTTTTCTTTTACTTAGGAACTTTAATAATACTTTTAAAGTAATGTAATTTAAGGTAATTTGAGCTGTACATCTTCAGAACCAATTGAAGAAGATGGAAGCCAATTGAATAGGTAATAATAAACATGACCACTCCCCTTTAGGAATTTAAGTCTCTCGAGATCGGTTCGCAATTGACCAATGTCTAGAGTATTAAATACATCATATCCCAAATTCCTAGCAATCAAAAACGCGTCATTGTAAACATCACCGACCATGTAAAACGCATATGCTTGTTTCACAGAGTCCACATTATCTACTCGGTCATATGGAATCTCATAGAAAGAGATAAAGTCTTCGGTCTCATCATTTACATAAGAATTAATAGGAAGTATCCATCTTTTTACCCAATCTTTATTTATGACTGGAGCAATTTTAAATTGTTCAAAATACTTTTTCAATATTATTGTAACTTTTGGAATATCTTTAGAAGTCATCTTTCTAAATTGTGAAGTTCCACGAAGTTCAAAGTATTTTTCCCTCAAACGATCTGTTTGGTAGAATCCAGTCTTGACAAGTCTACCAAACAGAT